CGGGCGCGGCGTAAATATGTGTGTAACTTTTGTTACTTAGTTAATTAAAGTTTGCTTTCGTTGACTTGAATCTTTTAGTCACACACCGACATTCGATTGTTGCTTACCATGTTGCGTTTGGTCTTTTTAATGCTATTCCCATAGCATTAGAAATTAATTTAAACATTACTTCATATCCATCATCGTTAGGGTGCAATCCATCTGAAAGTAAGCTATCTATTGTTATTCCTTTGTTAGAACAATAGTCAATGAATAAATTATAAACGCTAATAAATGGAATTTTATTTTCACATGAAATATATCTAAGTGTATTGTGAATATCTTCCATGTGAATACGGAAATTTTTTTCGTTTTCGATTGATGCAGGTATGCAAGCCATAATTATTAAGTCTTTTCCATAATTTTTAATTGTTTTAATAGTGTCATTAATATTCGTATAGAATGATTCTAAGTTGTTGTATTGTCTGTCGTTAGTACCAATCATTAAAACTATACAATCAAAGTTATAGGAGGTATCCATGAAATTATTGATAAAGTATTTTAAATCTTCGCTATCAATTCCACTCATTCCAAAGTTTCTAACAATTATCCTGAATTTTTCATTCATATAATTTTTAAATAATTGTGCCCAACCATTCCCGTCTAGTGCTTCATACCATCGTCTACCACCTGAAGTCCAAAGATATTCTCCAATTTTATAATCAGATGTAGCATTCGGGTTATTCGGACCATTACCTCTCACATTATATGTTTTCCCATCAATAACGGCATCATACTGTTGAAAACCTGACGACCCCGCACCTTGCGTTACACTGTCACCAATTAAACAGATTCTATAGTTGTAATTAGGGGCGTTCACTGTCATATATTTTCCAATAACATCAATTGGTGTGTTATTTTCCGATATATCCGAATCTTGTTTATACATTGGAGGGTAATCGTTCTTTTGCCACGAAAAACAAAAATATTTTGCTCCGTTTGGAATTTTGATATTCGTAAAATTTTCACTTAATAAATAATTTTGGTAACCTTTTACAATGAATCCGGAAGAAGTAGATGGTCTCGTCCAAAATGAGATATAGAAAAAAGATTTGTCATCAACAAATTTTCCTTTTTTTACGGTAATAAAATTCGTTTCATTATTGATTGGTATTAAATTAGATGTTACGAATGACTCATTTTTATCCACAGTACCGCCATTTGTTATTTTATGATTAAATATTGCTTTTGCAGTTTTCAAACCTACTCGTTCATTCATACTAGGAATATCCATAAATATTTGAAGTGTTGATACAATATTAAAGCAAAATCTAACATATGCCGTATTTGCAGGAAAAGAAAATTTTTCCATATTATATGTTTGGGTTCCTACTTCATTAATAAAGTTTAATATATTCATTTCACTATCGAAATATATTACACTAGCATATTTTTGATTTGAAGGTTTTTTCCAACTACCGTTGAGAAAATATTCATTACATCCTGTAACATTTATAAAGTCGGTGGTATACCACTCATTAAGAATTTCTAGATTGCCTGTTGTAAGAAGTGCAGTATTATCAATCGTGCGATAATTTAATATATTATTAATATTTTGTAGTACAACTAAATTTTCCTTTAGTGAATTAATTTTATCTCCCGTAATTTTAGCATCAGCGGCGGCATTTTCTACCGTCAATGACTTATCAATCGGCGGATTGGATGGATTCGTGATATTAGCTGTCAACCATGTCGCTACTTCGTTGCTTACAGTTGGTTTCAGCAGATTAAGCAGTTCTCCGCTTTCTTTCATTGCTTCGATTTTCTTGTTTACTTCGTTCTGTATGTCGAGATTTGAAAAATACTGATTGATAAAATCATGTAAAGCCTTATAACTTTTCACAAGTTCGTCCTGCGCGTCAAACATTTCTTTGACCGTTTTAAACAGCACAACAAATTTGTTTTCCAAACTTAACGTTCCGTTAAAATCATACGGAATCCCCCGCACACTTGCAACAACCTCACAAGCCTGCGTAATCATCTGACCAAAGTCGGGCAAATTTGGAAAATCTGGAATCTTTGGTTTGTCTGCCATTGCTATACCTCCTTAATAAAATTGATAAAACAATTCTTTACAATCATCACAGATACGCTTGTTAAGGTTTAGGATGGTATCGCGGAATCTCTGTACTTCTAATGAGTAACTACCGTCAAAACCCGCATCTTCAATCGTATCATTATTATCTGCATGATATGTGTCATTGCTATTGGTTTTTGTTGTATTCTCTCCATTGCTTACCGCGCTATTATGGATGGTATTCTGTCCCCGTTCCATCGTAGATGCATAATTCGTTCCGGCGAAATTAATCTGCGGGTTGTCGGAATGGATATTTTGTGTATTGTTATTTGTATCGGCTGTCGTTGTGTTTTTCGCCGTGCTGTCTCCCGAGATCACACCTGTTCGAGTATCGTCTTTCGTACTTGTTACTTTTCGCGTACTCTTATGAGTGATAAGTGGGTCGTACTCAAAAGTAATACTCCTGTATAACTGCTCGTAATATGGCATGTTAACCGTAAGGATTTTTTTCAGATGATACTGAAATTCACCAATCGTTTCTAACCCGATCTGCTCGCGGAAATACTGTAAACAGAACGTTTTTTCGAACGCAAGTTTTGTAGCATTATATTCGGAGTCGGATGCATCGACATAAAACGGAAAATCAAAGTTGAATACTAATTCAATTGCTTTTTCGATCATACCATCAATGGTCTGCTTTTCTAGCGGATGAATCACGTTGTCTGCAATAACCAACTGTTCGATTGTATTCGTCAATGTTTTCGTTTCGTATTTATAGCATAAAAACATTAGTCCACCTCGCTTTCCGGTGTGCTGTGTTCGCCTTTTTCTGTCGTGTCAAAAGCATCTGGTCTGTTAATCGGCGTTACCATCTTAGAATTAAAACGTACATGGATGTTCAGACCATACATATCATTAATAGCGTCAAGTCCCCTCTGAATGGTTGCCAGATTCCCGTTTCTTGTCAACTCGATTTCTCCATCGTTGTAACTTGTTTCCGCGGAAACCAGCCGTTCCGGTTTTTCAACGCCGCTTGCTTCGATTCCGAGATCAGCTAGACATTCTGCTACTTCTCTCTGCGCGGCGGTGTCAAGTTCGTTAAAAATTGGCTGTACTTTCAGATCAATCGTATCAATTTGAATCTGTTTTCGCAGGTCGTTTTTGGCTTTGATAAACGGAATGTTTTTTACCCACTTTTGAATAAAGTTGTCAATGCTGAGTTTTTGCGTAGAATCTCCGCTGATGACAACTGGCGTCCTTTGCTGAATCACGTTTACCCTTGTCGACGCTTTTTTCTCTGCCAGACTCTGCGAATGAAGAATAATACTGAGAATTTCCGGTACAGCAAAAGGTCTTGCGAAAATCAACGCGCTTTCTTCCTTGTCGGTCTGTTCATAATACTGTCCATTCATGGCGTACGCAATCCAATCGGTCGGGATACCATAAATATCAGGCTCACCTACCAGATTCACGCCGAAAACACCATACAGTCCGGTGATTGGTTCTTTTTTGAACAGACACATTCCCTGCCATAACAGATAGGAGTTGAGCATCCGCGGCGGAATCTCATCCGGTAAACCGTCATACTCATAACGTGATAATGCTAAATTTACAAACTTGTCAAAAAAGTGCCGGAAATATAGTTTTTCTTCCGGTGATGTATTCGGATTATTTTCCCACTGTCCCCATACTTCCTTGTTACTCACCCGATACGGGTTATTGTACATGATATCACCTCCTTAGTTATTGGAAAGACCATAGTTTCCCACATCGTCCGTATGCCAGAACGTAACGCCGCGGTTAAACATTGTCTGCAAAAAGTTGATATCATCGGTAACACACGAACCATGCAAGCTGCAATTAACCGTTTTGACAAAATTCCAATTTGAACGCCCCGTAATATTGGGTACTTTAATTTTGTGCGTTGCATATCCGTACATTGTGAAAAAATCGTCGATTGATTTTGCCATCTGAGCGGTTACACTCATCACATGACAGTAAACTTGACTGCCGAACAATGCGGTGGCAACATAACTTCCAGATGAATTGCCTTTTGCTGTCGGTGGAATCAAATCATGACTTTCTTTTTGTGCGTTAATGTTTTCGTTCAGTAGATATGTTCCGGTTGCCGCGGTATAAATGCTTTCAACGCCAGCGGCTAAATTTCCGCTTAATGCTCCGACTAATCCTCCGGCTAAATTTCCAATCTGCGATATTGCATTCTGCTTTTTGGAGTAGTCCCATAACGGACTAGACTGCGCTAGAAAAGCCTGATAGCCGTCATTTGTCCATGCACACTGTGGGAAATTATTGATGATAAAACCGTATGGTGATTTTGACCCACCAGTACGTTTATATTCACGAGGAGCCACAAAGATTGCCGGAATATTAAACATAACGCCATACACCTGCATGGTTAATTTTCCATTTTTACCGTATTCGAAATTAAAAGTATGCTGTATTCCCGAACCATCGTTGACCAGACAATAACAATAGGGATACTGATATAGTTTATTGTTTTTCGGTATATAGCCGTCAAGTGCATCTGGCTGAACGGTTACTTGTGTATAAGCAGATGCATCTGTCTGGAAACACGCTTCTGGTGCTTGATATACATTAACAATCGCATCTCCGTTTCCGCTTTTGACGTACTTCTGGATAACTGTGATTAAGTCCGTATATTTTGTTTTCCGAGTAAATGTCAAACCAGATAAAATTCCCTGATTGACAATGGGTATAATATTTGTTCCGTTTGCGTCTGCACTCGCGCTCAAACAATACTGCATCGGACCGAGATTCAAAAGTTTCTGTTCGTTCGGATTGTCCACGTATTCCCCCGTTTCCAGATTTTCTGGCACTAAATTAATTCCGGCATAATCAGCTTTTTTATCAATATGTTCCCGTTCCACATAGCACGGCTGTAATACCACATCGTAAAAACTGTTCTGGAAACGATCGGGTTCGAAATAAATCTTAAAACTTCCGTCACTCAACCATTCTACGCGCGTCACAAAACCGAAATACCATTCTTCCGTATACGGCTTATTCTGAAAAGCAATATAATTGCATTTCAGAAATTCACTCTCATTCCCTTTTCCTTTATAAGTCAGTTCTCCCCATCTCACGGGCGCGGACTGCTTAAAAATATGAATTGCTTTTTCTCTTACATGAGCCAGACAGCCAACTTTTCCATTATCATAATAACGCACATGTTCATAGTCATTTCCCCATTCAATCCCACTTGCTAAAATTACCTCTGTCTGCGGGGAAACAGCCGCCACATTTTCCTGCGGCGGCATCGGAATGAAATTATCCATGTTTCCTCCCTCTTACTTAATCTGTCGTAAAGTAAATGGTTGCCGTTTTTGATGAATCGAATCGGCTTGTAATCACAACCCGCACACTTTCTGCTTTGTTTGCTTTCGGTTTCAGATTCTTCTCATCTTTTGCGATTCGAAGAATGGTTGTGCCCGGGATAACAAACGTATCGGCAGAAGAGTTGCCCTCTACTTTCACATCAATCGCTTTATCAGCTACGCCAGTAGAACTAACCGAAAAACTTTTACCGAAGTTGACATCTGTTCCAGCTTTCACCAGTCCCACGTCACTTGCGGTAATGGAAGAAACATCAACCGTCTCGGTCGTAAACACGATGATCGGATAAAACAGGGAATAAGAGAACATCTCTTTTACTGTATACGTACTGTTCCAACGCAGTCCGCGATTAACGTTATCCTGTACCATCATGCGGTACTGTTCTCGGATTTTGAAGAACCGTTTGTCAACCAGTACAGCCACGATACCCGTAGCATTGTTAAAGTTATCAATTAAAACCTGCTGTGCTTTCGGAATCATCCGGTCGAGATTGTACGCGCTTGCATAACTGTCAACGTTCATCGCGGCTTTGGTATCTGGGTCGACAAACAGAAGAATGGTATCTTCTTTTGCCGCCGATGTCGCGCCAGCGAAATTATACAGCGGGTTCGGGAACTGAATCTTGTCAATATAGGACTGAATTTGTTTCGCCAGTGCGTTCGCGGATGCTTGATCTGTAACCGCATCCACATGAACCGGATAAATATGTCCAGCGCTCTTTGCGGATGCGATCAACTCTTTCGCTGTCGTAAACTCATCCCAGTTACAAGCGGAAACGACACTCTCCACTTTTGCCTGCACTAGACTTCTGAGTCCGTAATCATCGAGAAACGAGCCGCGCATATCCTCAAACCAGATCGTTACCGGATAATCGTTATTAAAATTGATTACATGATACAGCGCCATAATGTAGCTGTCATAAATGGCGGTCGCATCTTCGATGCTGATATTGGCATCGTGCGCGTAACCCTGTGCAAAATTTACGTAGACTTCCTGTTCTCCGTTTCCATACGGCATAGCGTTACTGTTCAGCACTCTAAGCGGGTTGCGGAACGCTTCCGTGCTGATGGACTGGCTGGCGATCAGATTCACCAGTGCCGGAACGAGTTCGTTTCTTGCCATCGGATTGTACGGGTCAGTTAACGTTTTCGCAATATCTGCGATATTTTCGCGTGTTGCCACCGGGACGCGGTCACGGTAATCAACGCTCATAGTCGAGCGTACGGCATTCAGCATATTAATATTGGTCATATCTAATTTTTCTGCCATTGTTTTCACTCTCCTTTTCCGCTCATGATGAGCTGAGACATATCAAGATCATTGATACTTGTTGCGGTGTCTTCTGCTTCCGGCACTTTTCCGCCAAACTCGGTTACTTTTGTGATACTTCCGCCGTGGGAAAGATCAGACCAGCGGCTTTTGATTTCAGCAACGGCGGCATCATACTTTCCTTTCAGTTCGTCCCGTTCTGCGACCAGCGCGTCACGTTCTGACATCAGAGCTCCGATGTCGGTATCTTCGGTTTTGATTTTTTCGCTGATGGCGGCGATCGCGTCACCATGCGTTTCGATGTTTCCAATGTCGGCAACAATTTCTGTCCAATACTCTTCTAGTGTCATTTTAAAACCTCCTTTTTAAATTGGGATATGACCAGATAGGCATTTTATGCCGTTTCGGTTTCATAGGATGCGGCGGCTCGGGTGGTTCTGGTTGTTCACCTTTTGCCAGATACCGATATACCATAATAGCGTTATTCAATCGTTCGGAATCGGATAGATAGCGATTTCCCACAATCCATCCGGTAATTGCAGAATCTTTTGCGTGTTCGGAAATATAATTGAAGCACTCATGCGCTTTTTCCTGCCGAAAAGCTAGCGTTCCATCGTCACTGATACCCTCCCAACCTTTCATATAGGCGGCGGTCAGTGCGTCCAGATCGGTACGGTCACTGTGCAAAAATGCTTGCAGATTTTCGTAAGCACTTGCGGCTCCTACGGAATACCAGACATTTTCATAAATCAGATATTCTAACTGCGCGTTACCATCTTCCCGGCTGTAGCCGTTCGCGTCCAGCCAGTTAAATAATTGCGTACGCCGATTCGTGACGGCGTTATCCGTCCACTGACCCAGACCATAACCGGGCGAGCCGACAATCGTGCCTTGCCACAATCCAGGATTGATGGTTGACTCCTGCCAGAAGTTGCCACAGATGGCGGCAATTACATACTGGCTGATACCGCTTTGTACCTCAACTGGGTATCGGTACAGATACGTCCATGAGCTGTATGGACTCACAAACGTATTAATAGACACCTGTCTTTCCAGTGGGTAGCTGTCTGTGTGCGCTCCCATGGTATATCCGCCGCCGTCTGCCGGGTCATATACCATTTCGGTATGCCCGGAACGCCACAAAATATCGCCTTTTTTCCAAGGCTGGTTTGCGGTTCCTTTCTGGAATCCCGCGCCGATCAGATACCCATCCATGCTACGAGTTGTAAACCACGGGTTAGATGCTAAAAAACCGCCGACCGTACAACAGTAACTCATGAGGGACGAACAATCATAGTACGTAATACCTCCGACCGTTTGCCCCTCGCGATAAGTTTGTGAGTAACCAACGTTCGGCGCATTACAAATTTCGATACAAGTGTTATAAGCAAGCGTCAGATCAGCCACGTGTCAGTCCCTCTTTTGCAACGTAACCAGTATAGACGATTCCATTGACAACCGCTTTTACAAGATACCACTCATTTGTATAATACCCGTAGTTTCTAACACTGGTTCCGGTCGGCAACGTTAAAATGACCGTTTTATCCATTCCCGCGCCAACACGCAGATTGTAGCGGTCATTGGTATGATACGCTCCTGCAATTTTCCGGTCAAAACTACGCGCGGATTCTGTTTTGATTGAGCTTTCCATAACGTTCTGTGGTTTGTCGTTTTTTCCCGCATACCGATAATGGACGGTATTCTCATACGGGAGATCATAATAAGACCGAACGCAGATTTCTTTTCCGGTCTGATCGCCCGTCTGCCCATCAATCCCGCCGTTTTCCGACTGGCTTGCGTGGACAATGCGGTTCGCGTCAACCGACATCGTAACATGATGACCAGCCGCAAGGTGGATATCACCGCGCCGCCACGGTTTCTTAGCTTTTACAAAACCAGATCTTTCCAACTGTTCGCCGAGATTTCTTGTGGTACTGTACGGACTGACTGGAAACCCAGCTTGTGCGAGTGCCGTTCCCACGAATGAGGAACAATCATAATCAGGTCCATTCCGGTGTACCTGTGAGTAACCGTGGCGATCATCGGCGGCGATCTGTTCCTCCCATGCAACTGCGTTTTCGATTTTACTCATTCTTTCCACCTCCTAAGTGCTGGCAAAGCGAATTAATCGCGGTTGTATTCGCTTCTACACTTTTCCGTAATTCTTCCATTTCTTCCTTGTGTGCGTCTTTTTCTTTCACCAGATACCAAAAAAGCGCGCCGCAACAAACGATTGGAAAACCGAGACTGCCAATTAACTGTGTTACCATCGTCACATCCATTCTTCCACCTCCGTATCATTCCATTTCAACCAGTCCTCAATCTCACTAACTTTATCACACATAATAAAGTTATGAATGAATCGGATTGGCGATTTACTGTTATAAGAGTTGCCATCCATGAAAAAATAATTCCATAAGTAACGGATATGAGATTCATAATTTTCATGTGGGACGAGAATCAACGTGTCTTTCTCATCCCCTCTATAACGTACTGTATAAGCAAGGTAGGCATTTTCTTTTTTCATCATTCCGACAATCATATTAAAAACGATATTCGCCATCTCTGCTCCTTTCTTCCTGTCCATAAAACAAGGAAACCTTTTGACCTGCCAAGGACAGGGCGGTTTACTCAACCGTGGCAATCCCTTTTAAAAGGTTTCCCCGTATTTTCATGATACCTCTTTTCTGTCCGTCTGTCAAGTACTTTTGTCCGTCATACGCAAACTATTTATAAAGATCAATTCCCAATAACTCAACCGCCATATTTTTGCTTTCAAGATTGTCAAAGCGCAGATATGCTTTCCGGTACGCGTCAACTAGATTTTCAAACAAATAATCATAGTGTTCCAACATAACCGTGTTTTGGGTATGATCACCGTCCCGAAATACAGCGACAAAATTACAAGACGGGTTATAGTTGTGAGTAATATAAATGTAACCCTCTTCGTAATACTCATACACACCATAACTTTTTCCGCTGTGCTCGATCGTAAACAGATACCGCGACCGTCCGGTCGGCTTTTGCACAAACACGGCATCATCAATCAACATCTGATCTCCTACACTCATGCTCTTCATATAGTGTCCGCCGCGGAATGCTTTCAGAGCAGTATTTTCCCACATCGCCTTACTAGCGCTGTCATTGTGCGTAAATTCGCACACAAAACCACTTCCATGCATCATTTTGGTTTCTTTCTGATACCGCTTATGGATACCAAAAAATACAAAATAGGGATTAAGTAAAGAAATATTATTCGATGCCATCACCAGCTTAAACCATCGGGACTGACTTCCGTTTCCACGGCTGATCGTCAATAACAACGATTGGAGTTTTTCGCTCTCTCCTTTTACGTACTGTCCACTCTCCATGGAAAACTCATCAAAAAACAAAAAGTAAATATCCCGAAAATAAGGAGATAATTTTTTCACACTGTCCATCTTACTGCCAAAACTAAACGCACATCCGAACGGCTCCCCGTCCAGAAAATACCGCACGACATTTCCGTTCTTGTCCAGATTTTTATAGGTAATCACACTACCCAATTTTGGGTACATTTGCAACATATCCTCGTACATCGCCGCCGCTCCCGTCATTTCCCCTTTTGTCCGAAAAATCCATCCGGTCTGCATACCATATTCTTTGGACAGAATACAGCTCGCCGCGGCAAACGCACTGGTCTTTCCGGCACTACGGTTAGAGCACGTAATTGCCACCCCGGCAAAATCCCCGTCCACGTCTGGCTCTGTAAACAACCGGATAGGGTTGTAATACTGTATCGGCTTTCCATCATCCGTTACCGCTTCAAATTTCACGCCATAATCTGCAAAAAGTTTTTCCCATTTGATATCATTCCAAAAAATCATTGTTTCACGTGAAACATTTTGTTTCACTTCCTCCTTTCTAGCATTTCCACAACCCGCGCACCGCGTCCCGCATAATCTATGTTAACCGCCAGTTCCCCGCCAGCAAAACCGCAGGCAATCTCACGTTTATCGCACGATGATCGCACGTTTTGACTGCGGATGGACGGCGGGTAAAGGCAGAGATTCGCTGGGTATAAAAAAGAGCTACGCTGGAAAAACGTAGCTCTTTTACACGTATGGAATGAATTTATAACACAAGATATAGTAACAATCAACTACAGGTAAACGAAATCCTCAAGTTACCGTCCGCCAGTCGGGGCGCGTACCCAGTTCATGGTTACTTATTCCATAAATGGGTTAAACTTTTCGGTATCACCGAACTTATGAACGTTTACCGCGGAAAGGTATGCGGTGAATCCCTTGTCGCGGCGGAACTTGCTTTCTCCGATAGAGATGAACAGGTCAACTACTGCGCCTTTTCCGAGTTCGTCAACGCTCGAAACGGTGTCGCTCTCTACGCCGTCCTCGTAAAAGTCAACGCGGTAATTGGTCTGCGCTTTCACGTACAAATCAGCTTCGGTTGTTTCCTTTGCAGGAATCCATTTCGCTTCTTCGGCGGCATCTTCCCCAAACTCCTCGATGATTTTTTCAAAAATGGCTTTCTGCTGATCGGCAGAGATGGAAACGGAAAGAACGCTTTTTCCATCTTCCTCTTTTGCGTATTTGACAGTTACGTTGTTCAGTCTCATTTTTGCTTTACTCATGATTTTTTCTCCTTTTAAGTTCATTATTTGTTATGCAGAACCGCGGCGCGTTGCTTTGATCGTTGTCTTATCTGGCTAATTCCAGACCGCGGGTTGTGCGCTTAGTCCAGTCTTTTTGCTTCTGCAAAAAACTGTTCGTCCGGCATTTCGTAGCGAGCGGAAACCGTGTCAATTAAGACGCAAACGGAATCTTCCGGCAGTCCTGCCGAGATGACAGCATCTTTTTTGGCTTTCTGCGATTTTAATTCTGAGTCAGACTCAAAAAAACCGAGTTCCTGTCTTGTTTTTCTGTCAATGACAGCGTACTGCCATTTTTCAATTTTTGTTCGTACCATGTTTTTTTCTCCTTTACTTTATGTGGTTATTATTTCTTACAAGTATTATAATAGCACTGTTCTATCAAAAAGTCAATACTTTTAAATAAGAAAAAGAAAAAAGATATCCATAAATAAAAGCAGAATAGCAAGGTCTATTTCCTCTTCATGCAAAGCACAGATCGTTGCGATTAAAAGTAACATAAAAAAGATAAAAAATCTCATTTTATTCTCCTATTCCGGTATCACTCCGTCTTGAGAGTTTACCAACACTTCATAGTATTCATTTGATACTCCTAAGGTATAAGTGGTATCAATAATTCCGATGTTACTTGCTGTCAAAATTTCTTCCCCGTTTACTTTGATGTAATGTGGTTTCGAATTGTTAAAGCAACTGATTGTCCGTCCGACATTTTCCATCCGGCGGCAGAGACGGAAATTATTACAGCACTTTAAGTTTTCCGCTCCAAGTTTCTTATTCATGCCAGCGACCGTAGACGTAAAACGCACGGGGTCTTTGCCGGATTGTGCCGCTTTTTCGTCCCATTCTACTCCGCAATATTTCTTTGCCCCCAGGGTTTTAAACTGAACATACAGATCATCCATATCCCATACGCCTAGAATGTAGCGTTTTTCACCTACATCGCAAAACGCGGGAATGTCGTTTTCAATCGCACGTTTTGAAAGTAATTTGTTTTTCGCTTCAAATTCTGGAATATGTATATCAGGATGCAGAAATTTGATGCTATCGGTATCGCAATAAACAACGTCCATGCCAACCACATCTAGCATATCTTGTAACTGCTTTCTAGCGTGAGCAGTAACGTAGATACCCCATTGATAGTGGAGAAAGCTATTCTTACTTTCATAATACGTGTTTAGTGCTTTTTCCGCATCTGCTTTTTCCCTTGACCATTCCCCTGTGGTTTGGTTCATTACCCATTCGTCCTGTAAGAGATCGGTAACGCACATTCCAAACGTACTATTCAATTTATTCTTAGATTTCATATACTCATATATTTTGTTGGGGTTTCCTTTTAACTTGCTTTTTGCGATAAAAAACGACATCATGGTGGCACGCATACTGTCCGGTAACTTTCCGCGCGCGGCTACGTAGCACTCCGACACGGTAAAAAAGTCGTAAGCATACTGGTTTCTTATGATTGCTAAGTCGATTTCCGTCATTGCAATTTCACAGCAATCAATCGACAATACGCGTCCATTGTCAATCACACAATCTTTTCCGTGCTTCTGGCACTTTGACAATGGGATGTACGGGACGGGGATATTCTCTTTTATGTGCAAATTATTAAATTGTACCCGCATGATAACACAGCGCGTAGCACACAAATTATCAAACTGTTCTTGCGATGTAATCTCAACCGCCCGAAACGCACTCATGGGATAGTAACCCATTGCTATCTGCGCGGGGTAGCTACTAGAAATATCCATACTTCCCATTACGATTGCGTTTTCCCCTTTTTTCGCGGTGATCGTGTGTCCCGCGTGGATGCGGTTGGCGTGCGTGTTGCCGCCGCGGAACGCGTCTTTGCAGAGTTGGTACTGCGGTAACGTAATCGCAAGATCGGTAAAGGTATCGGGATAATAGTTTTTATCCGCTTGCATGGCACGGCGGAACTCGCGGCGGACGTAGCCTGTTGAGGTAAGGGGGATTTCTGCAAGATTATCTTCTTTACGCGCGGCGCGGATGCACTCACATAAACCGCGAACGTCATTGTAGCAATAGCCGTGCTCTATTTCTGTCAGAGGGGTTAATGGGGTTCGGATTTTTCTGTAGTCGTATGTATCAACGAGTTTATAGTGTGTTACTCCCTCGCTGTTTTCGCAGAATTTCGAAAGACTCATATTGCTTAGAAAGTAAGAGCATCTAAACTCGATACCATAACGATGCGAAAAGCATTTCATTACCTTATGTGCATCTCGTGCAAAAATTTCAGAAAATTCAATAAAATCTTTCATAAACTGAAATTCATAAGACAAGTTATGAACGTACACAACCACGCGCTTCCAATCAGAAGTATGCAAATACAAATGCAGTTTTTCACAGAATGAAAGAAACTCGTTCCATGTGCGTCCAAAACACACGGTATCTTTGATACAAAATTGCCATTGATACATAAAGGCGGTTCCTTTTACTACTTTTTCGCCCGTTTTGTTATAGCTTTCGTAATCGAGTTTTTCTAACGTAGTTGTTTCGATATCAAACGCCATTTCCACGTCATAATAGACGATGGGATTTTTCTTTCTTCCACGTTTGCGGCATTCGCGAAGGGTTTGGAAAGATGAAAACGGGAAATCATCAACGCTGTAAATTGTTTCACGTGATACATTCTCTTTCCCGTCTAGAATAACAGGGACTTCTAATTCGTACATTTTTTCACCTACTTCAATTTTAGTCTAGTTTCTGCAAAAAGTTCTTCTTCTGTGATGTAGCCGTCCAGATACTCTTTATACTCATCCATGATATCTTCGTAATCATAAGTATTATCACTCATTTTCAGAAGAAAATCATCAATGATCTGATTTGAGTCTAACTCTCTTCTCAGACTCTTCTTATATAAGTTGGACGTCAAAAAACGATATAAGTCCTTGTAATTGCTTTCGTCAACGTTCCCAACAATTTTCCCATCCTTGTCAAAACGCCGTTGCAATTCAGCTATTCTGTACCCCTCCAACGTTGTTTCCGGTGCGTTCAAAAACGCAACCATCATATCCCATTCCTGCCGGAGAGATGCTTCCGATCGTTTTACGCCTTTCAAGAAACGGTTTTTTTCACGCCCTTGAGACGCAAAAAATTCTTTTACGCGTCCGTACGCCCATTGGTCGCGGGCGTGAATTTTTTCCAGTTTGGCAAGGCGGCTGTTTGCCGCCTGCGCAACGCGTGGAAGTTCGCGTTTGATCTGGTCGATGGAGAGATCGAGTTCTTGATAGATGGTGTAGTCCTTTGACTGCGGCATTATTCACACCCCCTTATGGTTAAGATTATACCCTCATCATTTGTATCAAGTTCGATTACATCTTCGCTCAGTAACACAAGGTTGTCATCATCAATATTTACTCTTCCATTCTTTACAAGAAAACTTGTTATCATGATATCACGGTATTTGCCAAAAATACTCATTCTCGCTTTGATAGTAATACGATTGACACTCATACATAGACGGACAATATCTTTTACTCTCATATTTCCTCCTTAGTAGTAACAATGTTCTTCTGTTACATTTGCCGAATACAAAGGACACAGAGTGCATCTATCATTTGCAGAACAGATAACGCTATGCGGAACTTCAATGTAGTAACATTTGTGCGAATATCGCGTGGATTGTGCATTATGGCAGTTTATCGTAAAACCTGTTCCGAAATTTCCTTTGTACGGCACTGGTACGCATAATGCATTCTTCTTAACGTAGCCATTCGTAAGAGACACATGGTCATACGCGTAAATATGGATATTCCCGTCAATATCTTCCTGTTTTACATATAATGGAATATCTTCCATTTTCGCTGGTAAGGTATACAGTTTCTCTAAATCTAATGCTTTCATGCTAGTTCCTTTCTCCCCGTAATGCCGATAGGTCAGCAGATATATTAAACAAACAAATTATAAAGCGGTTCTTCCTTAAACAACTCTCTAAACAAGTCATCAAAAGAAACCCATCTAGTTAATGCTTTTTGCGCTCGCACGCTAGTTTGACCATAATAGTTTTCCATTACTTTAAGATTTTCCCACGATTCATTGCATTTTTCATTTAATACGGTTTTAATTTCTTCTACTGTCATTTAGTCCTCTTTCTCCCCGTAATGCCGATAGGTCAGCAATAGTAATTATTAGTATGCGTTTTCTCCATACAATTCTTTATATAAATCGTCATAACCAATCCATTTTCCTAAAGCGCGTTGGGTCATTGCATCATCCTTGCCAAATGTTCTTATATATAATTGATATGTGTCCCACGCTTCATTACTTTTTATTTTCAATTTATCTTTCATTTCTGTTGCTGTCATTGTTATTCCTCCTTTTTCTATTTTTGTATTATTGGTTTTCCTTGTTTCTGATATTACAATACCACTTTTCTAGAAATATGTCAATACTTTTCTAAAAAATTCTAGAAAATTTATGACATTCAATATTACACATATTCATTCCGCCCAT